TGTCCAAATAGCTCATGTCATTTATCTTGTTAGAAATCATGACGCGGTTGTTACCCTGGGTAAAATCTACCCAGTGAGTAGTCGCATACGTCCCGCCAATAATTGTCCACGTGCCGCCATCAAAACGAATGCAAACCTGGCCCACACCACCAATAATCTGCATGGATATTTCATAGTTTTTCGGCTTACCACTCTCTATGCGCGTAAAGGTTTCTATGCCTATGCACTCTCCCAAAAACGCAGAGCCATATTGGACTGTGCTGGGCCTTGGACGCGGGCGCGTATCCATGACCAAATCCATGTTCAAACCCTCTATGAATGAGTCGGCGGGTGCTATTGAGTCTTCAAAGAACGATACATAGCCCTTTTTGTAGGAAGTTTGCTCAACAGTTACCTGACGCGGCTTAGGATTGGTAACGGCAGCAGCCCGGCTCATATAAAGCTGCCGTATCCATTCTCTATAAACTCACCTGCCCCAAAACCTGACTGGTTGGCGGCGCACATCTTCTCATACTCGTCATTGGCTTCATTCACCAAATTGCCGTAGTGGGGCTTTTTGAAAGCTAGGTCTGCTGCTACTTCTGCAATAAGCCATGCTATGTTGTCACATAGTACATCGTCTGAATTTGAGGTCAGAAGCTCTGGTAAGGCGTTTACGGGGACCTCTATTGAGCCTCCAGCGTACTGCGTGGGGACAGAGGTGTTTAGGTTGAGTACTTTAGGGAGTAGTCCGGTCTGGTATGCACATAGGCTATAACGGTTGCGGTCTTTGACGTTTACGAATGGTACCTCTTGTCTTTGGCCGTCTTTAACCAGCGTGACGTTATCCACGATTTTGGCAACATCATCCTCTAGCTCTACAGATGTTGCAGCAGAGACTGTGTCAATTCTGAATAATGACTGCCAGTTTTGTTTAGGGTCTAACGCCCACTTTTCGCGTAGCTTAACGTTGGTTATATCTAGAACGTTTTGCCACTTAGGACCAGAGGTAGGGGCCTTATCGCTACCTTTACCTTTAAACTTTAGCCAAACAAGAGGGATGTATTCCGCTACCGTCACCGGTTTGTTCCTTATGGGAACTCGCCTTTTTTTCGGTGGAATTCGTTAGTTTCAGTATACCATATTTCATGCTTTTGTTCTCGTGGATTTTAGGGCGCTTTGCATCTTACGGTTAGCGGTCGAGTAGGTAGGCATAATAATATTAGCCACCTTGGTGCTTTTCCTGGTACCTTTTCTGCTTCCTGAGCTAGAACCGGACGACCTGCCACCGCCAGAAGAAGAAATACCGTACTTAAACTTTGGCTTGCTGATTAGCCCGGCTTCGTATAATGCCTGGTCATATGCCATTATCTGTTCGGCCAACTTCTTTTTATCCTTGCCCTTTTCTTCAAGCGCTAGATAGGCTGCCAGTTCATTTTTATTCACTGAATAGAGCGAGACTGCGTCTTTGTCATAGTCTTTGCCAACTTTAAGCCGTGCAAGCTTGCCCTCAGCTCTGATTTTTTGAGCGGCTGACATCTTGCCCTCATTCTTTTTGTAACTCTCTAGTGCAGTCTCATAATCTGCTGACATTGTTTCATTGCCGGAAGTCTTGCCGCCAAGGCTCTTTATAGCACCTTTTGTGACGTCTATGGGCTTGCTGGCTGTGTCTCCACCGGGCTTCACAGTGGCAAGGTTAGCAGCATATTCTTTAGACAGTCGTATAGCTTCAGCACGATTGATTTTCTTGTCAGCCAACTGCTTCATGAGCTTTGTTTCATACTGGCCCTTTTTGTTATTGTCTTCATTTGACAGATACTGGAAGTTGCCTTTTGCGTTGTCACCGCCAATTGCTAATGCAATTTTATGGTCAACTTGTGCATTCTTATTACCCCCGTCCATGGTAGACAAGCCTTTTTTTCTTTCAAGGATTAATGTGTTGCCAGTAAGCTTGCGTGCGCGTTCAGAAGTGAATATACCCTTTGCTATGTTTGGAGCATTCTGTATAGGGTCCTTAATTGCAGCACGCGTGTATAGAGACGCCCTCCCAAGCAAGTCCTTTGGTGCATCTGGCGATTGTTCATAGCCTCCCCCAGCCTGTAGCCCACCAGCATGAAAAAGGTCGAGCTTAGCTTGCTTGCGTACTGCATCAGATAATTTCTTAACGGCATCTGCTTTTGTAGCATCGTCTGCGTTTTTATAGCTATCTTTTTGCATAAGCGCAGCCATTTCCTGGCTGAAAGCGCCACCTGATTTTTGCTCAAGCTCATTAAGCTGTGCGACATCTAGGATTACTTTATTTTTGGCAATTGTTTGTTTATTTTTAAGTTGGCTAGGAGTGGCGCCGTTATCTGTTTGGTACAGGCGGTTTAGCTCGTTCACTACTGGGTTGCTACGGGGTGTTTTAGAGTTACCAATGTCTATAAAGGCATTAAAGCCCGTTGGTTCTTGAGGCATAGTATTGCCAATTACATCTCGCTTAGGCAGTAGGTCATTTCTTTGACCGGGTATACTAGCTTTGATGTTATTTTTCACAGTGTCTATAAAGCCATCACCTTTAGTGTTCCTCTGGGTGTTATCAGTGGCTCTAGCGACATCTTTAACAAAGTTTGGTATGCCGGACGCAAACTGGTTTGTCAGATACGACTGCGCATACCGGCCTGGGTCGTTAATAGAGTTCATAGGCCCCTGTATACCCTGTAAGAACGTTTGGGACATGAAGTCTTTTATGATGTTAGCGCCCTTTTCTGATACAGACTTGCCACCTTCACTTATCTTTGAGCCAGCTAACGCAATCAGTGCCTCTGGGCCAACACTGTTAATTGACCGCCACTTCCCGCCAATCATGACAGAGTTTGGCTGCTTTCCTTGAGCAGCCCATAGCCTTGCTTCTTCTGCGTCCTTTGGCTGTCCTGTCATTTGGCCTGTATTAGTTAGCATTGCGCCAATAGCGAGCATACCAGAGCCTAGTACGCCGCGGCCCACTTCTTGAGATGCTTGACGCTGGATTGTTGGTATGTCTCCTGGCTTAATCTTCCCAGCAAGGATTCTGACGTCCTTAGTAAGACCCTTGATTAGACCAATCGGGGAGTAAGCGACCATTTGGCCGGCTACGCTAGAAGGAACGCCTGTAAACGGCATCATCATCTCTGCTGCCGAATTGGCTACTCCATTTTTTCTGGCGATTCGTTTGAAGTTTGAAGCAAGCTCAGTTAGCATATTACGGTCTTTAAAAGTGGCCTTGGAAGCGTCTTTGATTGCTGTTTCTAACATCATGGGGCTTGGTTCGCTCACAAGTTGTTTAATGTAACTAGCATCGGCCTGACGACCCTCATTTTTAGCCTTTGTTATCGCTTGGTCATACAGAGAACGATTAAGGGCAGAGTGGTAAAATATCTTGTCTTCAGCGCCCAACGTCTTAAACACAGCTTCTGTGTAAGCTTTTGCTGCTCGCTGGGTCCTACTTTTACCCCAATTAACCCGCTGTACGTCAAATTTAGTGATATCGTCAGTCGGGTCAAAGCCTGTTTTGATTACTTCTCTTGCAATAGATGCGCCCTCTTTTGCTCCAGATACTGAGCCTTTGAGCGTGGCGCTCATTGAACGGTTTTTAGTTTTGACTGTTTTAAGGAAAATATCATTTGCTGCTGCAATCGGATCTTTTGCCGCCTCTGCAATCCCATGGACTGTGTTGCCTAAAAGGTTTCTTAGGTGGGTACGCGGAGACGTTAATAGCCCGGCTTTCCATACAGCAATCGCCTTATCCGTCTTACTGGAGGGCATGAGTTCGTTAATTACCTGCATGAGTTTTTGTGATTCAATGTTTCTTTCGCGGCCTTGTGGCATTTGCTGTATGGCTTTAGCGTGGTCAACTATCTGTTTGACGTGCTGCTCGGTTAAAGCGATTGGCTCGCCTTTATGTGTTTCGTTGAATCTTTTAATGGCTGCTGTAGCAAACCTAACGGCACCCTCTGGGGTAGTGCGGTCATACTGGCTTAGAATCTGAATCATTTGCCCGGCATTGGTGGAGTCAGACGCATTTACAAAGTCTACTGCCTTGGAGAAGTTGCCCTCATTTGCATATTTATTAAACAGCTCAACACCAATTTGGACGTCAACAGCATTTTTTGGTGACAGGGCCCTAATCTCGGCTTCCTGTGGTGAGCGCCAGATTAAGTCTTTGGCGTGTTTAATGGTCGTTTTGTTGTCCTGTACAACATATTCTCCTGCGAGCATTTGGCGTAGTGGTTCAGGTAACTTTGTGTCTCCGGCAAGACGCGCATTTAGTTTTTTATCTTTAATGGCAGCTCCATCATTAAGCGCTCGCTCGACACTTCTCCCTAATGGTGCTACAGTTTTATCCAATGAAAGATTATTCGGGGCATCAAATCCCTTGGTATCAATGGGTAGGGGCGCATTTAATATTTCTGGTCTTTTGCCTGATTGCTGCGGTTTCACTGTGGTATTTTGCGGTAACGCCGCTTGTGCAATTTCTGACTGAGCCAACTTATTATGGGGAGGAATCTGACCCTGACCCATACCCTGATTGCGGCCTTTGGGAGTGTTAGGTATTCTCACATACCCACCCTCACCCAAAGGAGTACTAAACCTATCTTTTATGTTCTGAAGTGTCTCCTTACGTACCGCCTGCCTAGTGTTGAATGTCATATGGTCACCAATAACCCTATCCATGGCAGACACGTCATAATGGCTTAGCCCGGCCTTTTGAGCAGCGGCAACGCCCTTAGAATAAACATCTTCGGTCATGCCGTTTGTACCACGGTTTTCAACAAATCTATTGAGGTGGGCCACTTCTGAGTCTGACAAGCCGGTCGGACGTATTAGATGTGCGCTTTTAAGCTTATTGACAACTGGCGCTGCGGCAGCCCTTGCTGTTTGGCCAGCTATTGCACCGGCTGCGGGGAATGCTAGGCCGCCAATAGCAGCGTCAGTGGCTACTCTTTGCCGTGTAATCTGTCTGCCTTGGCTGGCGTCTTTACCTGTCTGCTGAGCTGTATAAAGTGCATTTACGCCTTGGTACTTTGGGTTGGCGACATTCTGAACGGTTTTAGCCACAATACGGCCACCAAAGTTTTTAGAGGCCATAGGGGCGACAGCTTTGGTCACTCCCGTTTCAACCGCGGAGACTGCTTTAGGGACGTTCCTAAGCACTGGGGCAGCCTTAACTAGACCTCTGCCGGCCCACTTAGCTACTCCGCCAGCGCCCATGCCGGTAGCAATATCACCGCCTAGTTGGCCTCCTTTATAGAGAATGGGGTTTAGACGCTGGTCTTTTACGCTTTGGTCTACTTGCTTGGCCTGTTGGTCAAGAGTTTTGCTAATTCTGTTGGTGCCGGTTCCTGGCGTTGCAAGGTCATATAGGCCCGTAAGCGCCTGGCCCGTACCAATAACAGAGCGCTTGCCGCCTGCTAAGATTGCTTTACCTGGTTTCGTGCTGTTTAGTAACTTATATGCGGATATGGCCGGAGTAGCACCAGGTAATGTTGCTACAGCTACGCCAAGACTAGCCCTTAGGCCAGTAGGAGCAGCCCGTTGAATGACATTCTGCTGTGGCTGGGGGGCACGGGCTGGCATTGGTTTTGCCGCAGCCTGAGCTTGGCGTTTATTCTCTTCTTTATCCCAGAAGTCGGCTTGACTCCAGAGTTTATTCAGTAAACCCATATAGGCTCCTTTCTAATAGAGCCCTAGTTTTTCTTTACGCTGTAGCCAAGGGAGGTAGGCATTTACTTCGCTTGCAGTGGGGTCAACTGCATTCGGGTCATTTACTGCTAGTGGGTCGGCCGTGTACTGCTCAAGATTAGGTGCTTGGGTGTCTACTGCTTTGACGTTGTATTGTGGGGCTATTGATGCACGGATTAGGTCATCAAGTGTCACTTGGTTGGCTGCTAGGCGATTGCCGTAATCTTCAAAGGCCCCTGCAGCGCTTCCACCATTTGCAGCCGCAAGCTTAGCCTGGATGTCAGCCCGCGTACCATAGAGCTCATTTTCTTGGTTGACCATTTTCTGACGGAAATCATTTTCATTAGTATTCCGCTGGCCGAGTAGGTCTTCAAAGAGGTTCTTATACTTGAGGTCGCTATCTGTTTGAGCCCGGTCAACAGCGCCCATATTGCGGCCAAAGGTATCAAACTGGTCGGCCCGCTGGTTTGAGGCGTTTTGAGCAACTAGGTGTGGGGCAACCATTTGAGCGGCGCTAGACACGCCTGCTCCACGTATGCCAAGCATACGCATTACAGAGTTAAACTTATTCTCTGCATCTGTGTTAATGCGGTTTAGTGAGTTGGTCTTATTGTTCTGGTTGTCTTGCCGGCGGACATTTAAGTCGCGGTTAAACTGTGCTTGACCCTCTTGAGCACGGCCAACGTTTTTGCCGTATTCATTGTTGATGTTAGTTAGTCCGGCGTCTCTAGTCACTCCTAGAGAGGCAAGAAGCCGGTCAGTTTGAGAGAGCTGGCTATTTAATGCGTTTACTTGGTCTGGGGTGTAGTTGCCGTAATAGCCTGAGGCATTGCGACCTGAACCGGAACCAGAACCGTTGTAGGTTGTTGTTTTACTAGTATCTGCCGTTGGCGCATCATAGCCACTTGTTGCCGTCTGCCCCGTCGCAAGATAAAGTGGTTTTGTAGAATCATAAGGTATTCCAGTAGGTGACCTCATGGGGTTTCCGTAAAGGTCTGTTTGAATGTTTGTCGCATTTCGTCCAGCCTGGGTAAGGCTTGACGTACCGCTGCCTGGGGTTAGATAGTCATAGGTTCGCCCGACCGTGCGAGCTACCTGCCCAGCAGGCGCAGTGAACCACCGTGGTAAAGTTGGCATAAAAACTCCTTAGTCTAGCTAGGAAGTTTTACAACTGATTACTGTTCTATATTATGGTAAGTCGCAAAAGTGTTGAACATACACAAATGTGCTATCTGAATCCTTTATTACGCCGAACCCTGTTAGGTCATTATCGCCATCTATTTCAGCAAGGTAGTGTTTTTCGCTTGTGCGCCAGTCTTCCATTGGTGATTCAGCCATACCTGTGCCTGTGATATTTTCTGATGCCCATTTGCACTCTGGGACAAGCTCAAAGACTTTCTGGGATCCATGGTACCCATTATTGATGTGGGTAAAATTACCGCTTGCTAGCATATCATCAGCTTTCCACTGTGCAGATTGGTTCAGTCTGGGGTCTAGTTTAAGCGGTGCTACACCCTTTTCCGCTCTTAGCTTGTTTGCCTCTGCAAGCAATTCTTCTGGTGTGAATATGTGCTGCTTAGGAGGCTGTGGTGCTTCTGGTCGGTTTGCATAGGCGATATAGCCAACACAACCTATCAGGCTGATGACTAATGCCGAGAATAGCAACACCTTTTTCATACCTTAGGTATAGCACACTGTTGTCAAAATGTCAATGTGCTATAATACACTTGTCACAGTTAGTGACCCGACTACCGAAAAGAAGGCGTCGTGCAAGTAGAAATCTATTTGCCCGGCGCTTTTTTGTTTGATAGCCTGACAACTCATGTCCCTACTTGGCCGGTGAGTCCTAACGTATCTCACGATTACGATAGGGTAGCTTACCGGCCTGGCCACGGATATGAAAAAGCCCCTTTCACGATTAGGGGCCTTATCAGTGGTTATAACCTATGCTTATATTTTAACATAGGTCTATTAAAGGCGTACCTATAGAACAAAAATCAGTTGTAAAAGACCTATCAAAGCCAAACTTGCTAAGATTGATTATTAAAGTTCAACCTAGCCTTGGTGCAACCATATTTTAGGTATGTACTTATCTAAGAGGATAGCCTTGTAGCCGCAACACTGATTGTCCAGTAGTCATAACTCACCCTGTTTTAGGTAGAGAGCCACCGCTGTTTTTCCAGTGGGCGGATAGGCGTACTATGGTTACATTATACCAAACTACTTCCCTTTTGTCGCATCTTCTACAGGTGCCGTCTGTTCCGCTGTCGCATCATTCACGATTTGTGCAAGGTCTGATTTACTGCCACCTAGTGCTTCAAAGCGTAGTGCCATTTTCTCGGCTTGTTTTGGTATGTCCGCAAGGTCATTACGGCGAGCAATCTCGTCAATGATTTTTCGATGTTCAATTTGTAGTTGTTCTTCTGTGAGAGTTTTGTAGTCCATTGGTTTTCTCCTTATTTTTATACTGCTGTTCCTGGGAGGTTGGTGGGCCATGCAGTGCTATGTGGGGTCCACGTCTTAATATCCCGTACCCAGTTACTTGCTCCGAATTGCGCAAGCTCTGCACGCCAGCCATTATTCAGTGTATCTCCACGCAGTGCTTTTGCTCCACCAAGTGCTAGAAGCTGTAGCTCGCCATTTTGTGGTGGTGCCATTTCTGCTCCTCCGAAGGTGAGTAGGCTTTGGACAGCCCCAGTTGCAATTTTACCATACACACTAAGTGTTACGACATTGTTTACTCTGCGTAGCTTTATCAGTAATCCAGCTGCGTCAAATCCGTTGTTTGAGTTAGTTTGCCAAAGTGCGGTGATGTTACGCCACCCTGTATCACCAAACACCACTACCCAGTTAGTGTTCGTTGTTCCAGTTGAAATCCACCGCCATGCGCCGTTAGTACCAGCCGTATCAGTATAGTAAACGCCAGCTGAAGTTGGTGTCACTATTCCAACTGGCGAACCAGTACCCCGAAGCTCATATGCTGATGCACCGCCAGCTGCTGGTAAAGTCACTGTATTGCCATTAGCACCAGATATTGTCAGGTCCGTACCGTTTACAGTTAGTGTCTGGTCTCCAGTGTTTGTACCAGTGACATTAGGGATAGTTGGCTTATTGCTTAAGTCGTTGTAGCTACCACTCGTTGCAACAGTCGCAAGCGTCGGTGTTCCAGTAATACTCGAATATGAGTGCGTATGGTTAGTAGCTGATTTGCTGTTGAGTACCGTCTGCGTTGCAGTGCTAATAGGCTTATCAGCGTCAGAAGTATTATCTACATTACCCAGCCCTACCTGAGCTTTAGTGACATTGTGGGGGTTAGATGTGTTGTTTGCGTGAGCGTCTAGTGCTGTGGTGGTAGCTTTTGTATCAAGTGCAGCCTGTGTTGCTGTTGAGATAGGTTTGCTGAGGTCCGAGGTGTTCTCTGCGTTGCTAAGACCAACATCTGATTTAGTAAGGGTAACTATGCCCTGTTTGCCAGCAACGGAAGTGACTAGGTTGGTGGCTGGGTCGCCTTGGGGCCCTTGGATACCTTGTGGCCCCTGTGCCTTACCTTGTAATAAAATGGTCTGATTATTCGCCACTAGGGTGACGGTCCCACTATTTTGAACAGATTTAAGAGTGATGGAGTCTGCCATCAGGATGTTCTCCTTGTTACGTCTGCAAGAACCTCAAGCTTTCCGCCTGGGTAAGTTGTGATTGCGCCGGCAGCAGTTTTAAGCTGAAACTCATAGGTATACTTAGCTGGGGAAACGTTTGTTTCGGCAGGGGTTAGTAGTAAGGTGCTTAGTCCACCTGTTGCGTTGGTATGCACTGTAATATCTTTTTTGATTGCATTTGAATCAGTAATATCATCGTCAGTAGCCGTCTTTGCGGTGAAGTAAACGGTTGCTCCTGAAATGTCCATGGGGGTGCCATCTTCATTTTGGAATGTCAGCTGCCGGGTTACGGTATCACCTCTAAATATTTTCCACGCCATGCTATTTCTCCAAAACCCCGATTACATCTTCTTGTTCAAGAACTAGGTACTCAACCTTATCTACTTTCAATTCGGCTGCGGCATATGGCCTAAATACTATTTCATTGCCAACTTTTATGCCCTTTACCCCTTCCCCAACAGCAGTAACCACGCCGGTGCATTCAACTGCCTTGTTTTGGTTAGGGATATAGAAGCCGCTTGTAGTCATAGCTGGGCCAGACTCTTTTTCAATAACAATATTATTTCCGATTGCCTTAATCATGCCTGGCTCCTTTTCTCGTGGCGGCGTACTAGCTCGCCAATAACTTCAATATTCTCTTTGTCGGCAGCAAGGTGTGAACGTATTAACTGCTGCCTTAGTGATGTTAAGCGGTGGTCTTTTACTTGCTTTTGAACCTTGTAGTATGACCTTCCGGCCATAGTTCGGAAGTAGTAGGGTACAGACATGTCAAACATCTTAAACCTAAGCTGTTCTAAGTCCGCAACCCTACTTGTGTCCATTTACTTAGCGGCTTTCTTTGTTTCTTCTTTTACAAGCTCACCGGCCTCTTCGGCCTTGGCGATTTCAGCAGCTACTACAGAGACAGTTTCTTCAGTTTCAAACTTGAAAACAGTCTTAGCAATGTCGTAGAAGTTTACGCCCTTGTCGTGTAGTTCAACGATTTTTGCGTGTTCTGCGTCTGTGATTTTTACTTCTGCCATAGTGTCTCCTTATATGGTGGGGGTATTATGGCTACCCCCATAAGCCAAGCGCTGACTAGGCGCTAGCAGCGGTCTTTATGTTGATGACCCAGCTAGAGTTCAAGGTCTTAACTGCATCGACAGCTTTCCAACCAATTGTCATGAACATGTTCAATGGGTTAGAGGTGTCTTGCTTGCCAGACTGCTTGATGATCAGCTCCAAGTTGCCACCGGCCAAGTCAACTTCACCAACGGCTTCTTTACCGTGGATAAAGTTAGAATAGACAGTGACAGTAGAAGCTTCACTCTTTTGGTTGCTAGAACACTCAACAAAGCGAACGCGGTGGATTGAACCGACTTCACCCTTGTAGAGGTCTTTTTTGTCTGAGTAGGTCTTGACGTTGACCCAGGTGGTGTCGCCCATCAGGTCATAGCTTGTGTCAGGACCAATCTTACCAAGGTAGTAGCCGTCGTCATAGGTAGGTGCGTTGTTCTTCTTCAGGGTACGCACTGCTTTACGAACTTCGGTTACATTCAGGGTGTCAGCTGCAGTAATTGCACCTAGGCTGGCACGATCAGCGGCAAACTGCGTAGTTGCACCTGCAAACAGCTCGTTGCGGGCTAGTGTGTCAAGAGTTTCGTTGGCGTTTTGCGCAACTAGCTCTTCCTTTTCCTGTGCGGCCTTGTCAATTGACGTGCCGTACAGCAAGGAGCCAACACCGGTATACATACCGTACTCTTGGACGGTGGCGCTTACGGTGTTAGATGTAACGCTGGTTTCACTTGGGTTAGTCGCTTCAGTAAGTGCTGTGGTTGCAGCAGCCAATGGGCTGTAGCGGTTCCAGGTTACAGTTTTACCACTGTTTTGGGAGTGTTTGATTTTCTTTAGACCCTCACGGTGAATGTTAAGGGCCTGGCTTCTCTCTAGGAAGTCTGCTGACAAAAAGGTCATCATTTCGTTAGAGAGGGTAGTTGTTGAAGCTGGCATAGCTTATCCTTTCTACTTGATGTCGTAGCCACGCTTGAGCAGGTTTTCTCGCATTTCTTGTGGTGATAGCGCCTCAAAGGCCGGGGCTTCGTTCTTACCGCTTACGGGGTTATCCGCCCTTGCACGCATCTTGGCTTCTCCTTGAGCTGCTTTGACTTGTGCTTCGGTTTTAATGCGCTCACCAAAACGTTCGTACTTGGCTGCTTCGTTTTGGGCTACTTCTAATATTGATATTGGTTCACCAGTGCGTGGGTTATAAAACCCCAAGAACACCGGCTCGCCATTTGCTTCTTTGATTGTGTCGTGAAATACGCCGTAATTAGCGATGGCACTCCGCATCAAATCAGTAAACAGCTCTGGGTCTTGTTGAAACACTGGTAAGTTTTGGGCGTCGGCAACAAAGCGGCGGGCATTGTTGACATTATTCTCAACTCGCTCGACAAATTGCGCATTCTCTATCGCCTGAACTCTCTGCTCCCAGTCATTGGGGTCAATCTGTTCGGCAAAGTCCATCTGTGCCTTTCTCAGTGCCTTACGCTCCAGCCGCTCCCTTATGTAGTCCTCTTTGGACTTTTTGGGCGGCTCTGTCTCGCCTTGTTCGGCGGTATCATCAGATGTCTGCTCCTCGGCTTGCTCGGCTTCTTCAGCCGGCTCCTCGGACTCTGACTGTTCAGTTTCCGTTTCCTGCGCCTCTTGCTGGGTCTGTTCAACCTCAGAAGTGGTTTCTTCTTGTGTATCAGCCACTTGGCTTTCAACGTTTGCTGATTCGTCTATATCAGACATAAACTCTCCTTTTGTTACTCGCAATTACACGCTGCGGTTGGCGGATAGGACGGAGGTGTCCTTGTAGACCTCTGTGCTCGCAGAAGCCCGCAAGGGCAACTCAGTATTTCTCAAACGCTAGGCGGCCTCCTTTCATAACTAGCTGATGGCCCGCCGGGATACGCTTGGACGTATTAGGATGGCAGCTGCACATTAGGAAACTCCCCTCCTGGTAGAAATCGTGGTCTTTGGCGTCTGGAAATTGCTCAATGTCAAAACCACTCACCTCATGCTCCTCGCCGTCTTTGCCTACAATCTTCTTTATGACTTTCTCAAATGCGGCCATTACTTTGCCTCCAATTTGCTCATAAGAACGTCAATGAGGTTTGCATAGCGCTTACGGGCTATAATCTCACCGTCCATCTGTGCGCCCTTTAGGTCTGGCAGGTCGGTGATTAGCATGACGTTGGACTTTTCGGCGTCAAGAATCGTTTTAAGCTCCTTGAAAGCTAACTGAATGCGGGCTGTAGCCTGTGCCTCAGCATCTTGTACTTCAGCGTTAGGGGCTAGCTTCTCGTCTTCGGTTTCCTGCTCTAGGGGTACATTCATACCCATGTAGTCGCTATTGTCCATTTGATGCCTCCGCTTCTGCTATAAACTGCATGATTTGCCTAGGGTCCGCGCCGTCAGCTTCCATTTGGGCCACCTGTAGGGCTAAATCAGGGTGTAGCTGATGCTTCTGTGAAAGGTCGTCTGCCCTTGCCTGTATGCTTGGGTCTGGTTGTTGACGGTCTGGGGTAGTGCCATCTTCTACTAAAGTTTGCTGCTGTTCTTCTGGAGTAGTTTTAACCAGGAATTTGTCTATGTCTGGTAGGCCCTGTTTGCGGAGTAGCGTATTTGCATATTCACCTGTCTTAAACGTGTATTCGCCCCACTGGATAACTGGGGGTAGCTGGGCAAGTGATTGGATTACCTGTACATTGCCTGCTAATTCTTCAGCGTCCTGCTGGTCAGATTGCTCCTTTGAGCTGTTTGGATTAACTTCAAACTGGTATTTGCCGCGCATTCTATCAAACTCAACTAAGAGTTCTGTGCTTGTGACTTTGCCGTCTCCGTCTTTGTCTAGCTCTAGCCCAGCCTTGTCCAAGACGATTGCTTCTTCTTCAACTATCTTTATTAGGTCGGTGCCTTCCATGTTGGCAAAATCAATGTTAAGCATTGTGGAAGCTAGCCGGGCAAAGGCTTGTTCATGGCGGTTGGTCAGGAAGTTGCCGTCTACGTTGTTGGAGCGGACGTTTTCTTTGACGCCCGCCTGGGTCTTAGAGAAATTAGGGTCGCCGGCACTAGAGCTAACAGAGCCGTCTCTTGAACCTAGAATCTTTTGCTGCTGCGTCTTGAAGAAGCCCATCGTGGTGGGGAACTGTGAGAAGAAGCTGCTGGCGTTAGTTTGGATTGGTTTGATATCAGCATCACCGTGGAACTGGAGCTTGTCGGGAATGTTCTTAATCGTGTTTAGCTCTAGGCCACTACTGCTGCGATTACCCTTCACGGCATAGGCTGGGCGTCCAAGCATAAATCCGTTGTATACACCTAACTGGGTAAAGGCGTCCTGTACGTTCTGGTTAGGGGCCGCCAGAGCTGCTACACCAAGGCCATACGGGTCTTCGCGTTCAATATCTGTGTAAAGGAACACAATCGGCATATCGCCTGTTGGGTTAGTGTTCTTATCACGTTTTACGACATTGTCTTCTTTGGGTAGAGATGGGGCAAAGGAGTAGAATGGAGCATCACTACCGCGTTGGAAACAGTGGACAATCTTATAACCGCTGACTTCTACGTTGTTTTGGCGTTCATTGTAATTCTGCTGCCTAGTGTCCTTCTTCTGCACAGAGCCGTCGTTTAGAAGCTTCTTGAGTTGTGGGATAATCCATGTGTTATACGACTTGCGCTTTTCAGACTTAGCTTTCTTTTCTTCAGCTTCGGCGGAGGCAATAATTCCTTTTAGCCGATATTTGTCATAGTACTGCACTAAGTAGATACGGTTGGAGCCTAGGTCAGATACAGCGCCTTTTTCTAGGATTACATTGCGAATGTAGGGCAAAGCACAGTCTGCGCCGGCATAACCCTCACTGACGCGGTGGAAAGCAAACATTGGCTGTGAACCATATTTAGATGCTCTGTAGCCCCAGTCCTGTATTTTATTAAAGAACAGGTCATCAAAGTTGGCGTTCTTAGTAATAACTTTATCCCACCGTAGCTGTGCAACCTCAGCTACCCATGCTTCATCACGGTCTAGGGTGCTTACCTTGCCGGTAAAGAGCTGTGACATGTATTCTTTGGGGATTTTGCGTAGAGAAGAAGCTAAGTCAGCATCGGTGACGCCGGTAAAGCCTTCAGGGAGTTTGTCTTTAGGCTTGGCGTTAGCAAGGCGCTCAATTTCGTCATACTGCTCAAATTGCTTAAAAGCCTCTTTTTCGTCAATGTCAAAGGCTTCGTATGCTTCAGACTCGGAGAGATAATATGCCACCTGGCGGGGTTCCTATGGAACACGCCTTTTTTTCGGTGGTATTCTTTACTGATAAATATAGCATATTCTACTCTAAATATCTACTTTTGTTACAGATTCCGTATAAAATGATTCAGCACGCTTCACCAGGTGATGCTTTGCGTCCACTATAAAGTTCACCCCAAAGTTACCGGCACGTCCCGCCTTGATTCCATCACGGATAGCCAGTATGGCAATACTAAGCATGACCTGGTAGTCGTCTTGGTCAACCAGGTGTGGTTTAACGACTTTCTTAACAACGGTCTTTTTGTCGCCGTATTCTGATTCTTCTGTAATTGTTTTTTGGTATCCCATATTCCCCCTTTAAATGCTTAAGTCGTAATCAAATTCTGGCTGGTTGAACTCCTCCTGTTTACCGCCTGTTGTTGCCATCAGCCCATACCGCAGCATGTCGTAATCGTGGTCGTTAGCGGCGGTATCAACATCGTCCACCTTATTCTTGTCATAAGGTAGGTCTGGAACGGTTGTAATGGTGCTGACACAGGTTGAAAAGAATTGCAGGCCGGGTTTACCGTCTTTTTGGATAGCGAGCTTTTTATGCACTGCTTCTAGGCCAGCCTTGCGGTCATTGTTGGCGGGCATCCACTCAACCCCTTCATCTGAATAGAGTTGGGCTATGCTCTTTCCTGTGGCATGGCTACCTTGACCGGCAGCCCATATAGACGGGTCAGCCAATCCGTAAGCTATAGATTCCCCCGCCTCAAACTGTTTAATGTTGCGGGCCTTGACGCCAATCTCTTTGTATTCTGTCTCACGATACTCACGGTACATGTAAATCCGCTCACTAGCAGGGTCTTGAGTAAACCAACCAACGGAGTTGTTGTTGCCGTGGTCCATTGCACGCCACCGCTGCCAGTGTGCCGGTATATTGAATGGGTCGACAACGTGAATATTGTAGTCAAACTCCGTGAACACCTGACCAGCAAAGGTGGTCCAGCTACCATCTCTTAATGCTTTGCGTAGGTTAGCATCAGATATTGCAGATAGCGTGCGTGAGTAGTCTTCACGGAACTTAGCAATGGGGTGGTCAGATACCTTAGCTGGTATGAATATGCGCGTGACGGTATGGCCATCTTCCAACTGGACCGTGTTCAATGTTTCTGGTGGTACCGGGTCTATAAATCGCTTCTTAACCCATCCATGGCCTATACCACCAGGGTTTGTGCCTGCAATGAACATAACCGGCCAGTCAGGGTTAGATGTACGATTTCTAGTGCGGAGGTATTCAATCCATGCCAAGGGAAACTGTGTGAGCTCGTCTACTCCAATACCGGGCATTTCCACGCCCTGGTAGCGGTATATATCATTATTGTTATCCAGGTAATTCAGAATGAGCTTTGAGCCGTTAGTAAACTCAAACGTTCTGTCTTGGCCGTGCCAGATCATGTGGCCGGCTTTGATGTAGGCGCCAAACTGTTTATAAATCTCTGGGATTATAGTGGCTTTGAGTTCTGGTATAGTGCGGCGGAATAGGTTGAATGGGTAGCCGGGAAACTCTAAGCAAACTGTACCGGCCTCTGCGACTAACGCAGCGGTCTTGCCACCGCCAGCAGCCCCGCCGTAAAGCTTCTCGTCTGCTACGGCCTGGTGAAAGACCGTTTGGCGGTCAGAGGCGTCATAATCAGGTACTTTTACCTGCATTTAGGTACTAACCCCGGACTTAGTAACGTAATAATGGCGGTCACGGCATTGTTTTGAGCAATAAATGCGTCGCTTATTAACCGGGAAGTGCTTATTGCATACGGGGCAGAGGCAATATAGCTGTATCACTTCTTAGGCCTCGGCACACTGTTAATAAATGCCACATCGCCATGCAGGGTGTTATCTACCTCTGTCTTGTCCACCCACCCAAAGTTCTTTAGGGCAAAAATAGTGCCGCTGCGTCCACTTTTCTTTAGGTCAATCTCATAGCTGTTTTCAACTTTAAGTAATGCTTTTTTAAGCGAGTCAACATATTCTGGGCGTTCTTTGTACTCCCTAAGTGTTTCTCTAGAGGTTCCAAGGTGTAGTGCAAGGCCAGTCCATGTCCATTCGTCCTTTGGAGTTACATCAAAGTAATCTTGGATTTTGGAGTCTAAGTCTGCTACTGTTTTAAACATCAGTGGTCTACCGGCAGGCATACTATTTCTCCCACTCCGGCTTAAAACTCTCGTAACGGGGAACGACTTTTACATAAACACCGGCAATAGTGTATCCGTGCTGGAGTTCACTGTATTTCTGGCCAAAGAGTTCTAGAATATCCTTGGGGATTCTTCCATGCCAAATCATACCTTTTGATTTCCGGCATTGTTCTAGGGCTAGTATAAACTCTTGGGACTCTGTCATTTACTTCTCACCCTTCTCTAACTTAGTTCTAAACCCTATATCCCCACCGGCCTGTGCTTTAATCATGTCGAGTAAAATATTGCAGATTGAACGTATGACGTCATCGGCTACTGAATCCTGTAGCATTTCTACTTTTGCAATTAGTAATTCCCGGTTACGCTTGTCCAAGTTTTTTTCCTTTGCAGCCTTTAATAAAACACTGTATCCGTGTGGGGTGGGTGGGGCAGTAGTAGAGGTTCATTCCACCACCTCGATTCTTCGGCTTTGCCTTTCTTCTTTGACTAAGGATAGTTCCCACTCGCGCTCCATGATAATGTTACCTAGGCTTCGTTCTATGTTCTGTAGTTCATCAGGGGTGCAAATCGCTAGGTTAATCTTGCAGCCGTTAATGCGCTCGTATGGCATTACTTCTCCCCTACTTCCGGATAATTCCGCCGCATCCAAGCCAGCATGTTGCCTA